GTCGCTGGTTGTGGCGTTTTCCCAGGCGGCGAAATAGTCAACGCCGTCAACCAGCAGCTGGAACTGGCTTGGCATTACTGCCTACCGCCCGTGCCAGCCCCACGACCGATGCGCGTGTCTACGTTTTTGGCAATCTCTTTACCGTCAAGCGTGACGTTGACTGTCGTCTGGGCGGGCGGGATGGCACCAAACGTTGCGGTGCCAGTCGCAGCTGGGGTACCAGGCGTAATCCCAGTAATGTTTCCAACCGCCCCAGCTACTGCCCCGACGGTGTTGACAGCTTTGCCGACAGCGTTCCCGATAGCTCCGCCGATACCGCCGACAACCGATCCGATGCCGTCCGCGATGCCGCCGACTACTCCGCCAACAACGTCGCCAACCGCGCCGACAATATTGCCGATACCCTTGGCAACTTCAATCGCCAGCTTCAGGAAGGTTCCGAATGGGCTGTCCATAATCGCCTTGCCGATGTTTCCGATAACTTGACCGAGCAGGGTAAACGCCCCGACAAACACGTCCACGATGAACTTGCCAATCGCAAACAACGCTCCAAACAAAGCGTCTACGGCGGTCTTGAACGGCTCAATAAAGGTATAGGCAGCAATAAACGCGCCGACCAAGGCAGCGATTGCCAGGACTACTAGCATGATTGGGTTCATGGACATGACCACGTTGAGGGCTGCCTGAAGCGCCGTAAAGATAATCGTTGGCAGCTGGATTACCTTCATGATGATGGCGTAGGCAGCCATTGCGCCCTGGTAAATCTTCATCGCAACCACAACGCCCATGATTGCCCCAGCTATAACAATAAGCGCTTTGCCTAAGTCGCCTTGGAGCGCCTTGCCCAGACTGTTTACCGCTGGTCCGACCACGTCGCGCATGAAGCCCGAGAGCTGCCCAAAGGCAACCATAAGCTTCCACTTGATGTGATTCCAGAGCGGGGCTAGGACGTCGCGAATAAAGCCTTGGAGCCGACCCTTGAACACCATGAACTGCCAGGTAAGTGACTTGATGACGGGCTGGAGCTTTTCCCAGATTGGGATAACAAACTTTTTGACCTCGTCAACAACTTTGGTCAAGACCTCTTTTAGCGTCGCAATAATCGGGACAAGCTTTTCACGGAACAGAGGCACGATGGTGGTGGACATAAAGCCCATGACCTCGGTCATGATCGGCAGGAATGCTTCACCAAACTCGGCAGACAGGTTGGCAACCTGAGCTGCAAGGATGCGCTGCTGGTTTGCCATGCCCTTTGACGTTTTCATGAAGTCGCCCTGGGCAACCTTGGATTGCTTCATGATCTCCGCTTGAGCTGCCAGCACCTTTTGCTGCGGCGTCAGCGCTTTTTTGGTCGTACTGACAATGCCCATCTCAAACGCGGTCTGGCGCAAACTTGCGTCGTTGAGGAGCACGTTGTAGCGGCGGATTGGCTCGGACTCACCTCGGAGCGCGGCACCGATGGCGACGATGGCGTCTTGCGGGCTCGTGTTGTAGAACGACGCGAAGTCGGCAGACAGACCGACGAGGTCTCCAGAGAACTTGCTCAGGTCGGTCCCAGCTAGACCAGCGCTCTTGCCGAACACGGCAAAGGTTGACGAGGCGTCCAACGCCTGTTGCTTGGACAAACCGAGAGAGTCGCCAGCACCCTTTGCAAAGTCCAGCACGCTCTGGGTTGCATCGCCAAAGATTGCCTGGGTTTTGGACATGGTTTCGTTCATGTTGGACGCCGCGCCGATAGACTCCTGCACGAACCCAACCAGCTTTGTCAGTCCCATGACGGCGATCCCGCCCAGGGCGGTGCCGATTGCGGACCCCACTGCTGTAGCTTTGGTAGACAGCCCGCCCAGGTTGCGCGTGACGTTGTTGATGGACTTGCTGGCAGCGTCGCGCGCGGTGAGCGTGGTGTTTAGACCAACTTGTGCCATAGCCTACTTTCTCCTGCTAACTTGCGGAATGGGGCTCATTGTACCGCTCGGGCGGGCTCCGCTGCGAGCTCGTGGATTACTGCCAACGTTGACCTTATCCATCTTGTCGGGGTTTTTGTAGTCAATCGCCCATGACTTTGTTTGCCAGCCAGCTGCACTCTTGCCCGCGTACTCGGCTTGGAGCCCGAGTACCTTGTTGCGCTTAGCTTCGTCGCTGACTAGCATGACAATCGTGGCGCCAATCGCGTCTTGGACCTGCTGAATGTTTTTCTCAACTGTCGGTGTAACAAAGTTATTAGCCTTGGCGCCAGGATGCTTGACTCGCTGCACGACTTTGCCCCCGACCAGGATGTTGAGCCGACGCCCGACGGTGTCGTCTGGAATCATGTGAGGCTTGGTGCCCTTGACGACAAACCAGCCGAACCAGGCGTTCTTTTTGCCGCCGACTGGACCGACAATGGCGCCTGGATACTGTAGGCGCGACTTGCGCCCTCGGATTGCCTTGCCAAGCCGACCATTGCGACCACCAGGGGCTTGAGCTCGGACCTCGTCTTGGACTGACCGAGCTGCGGTGACCAGGGCAAACTGCTCCAGTCGGCGGACGCCTTTCCAGCCCAGCGTGTTGAGCAGGGTGTCCTGAAGCGCCTTGGTCTGCTGTCGGATATTCCCTTGCAGGTCCATCTCCAGGAATCCTTTAGGCATGAGCTCCTACCTTCTCGGTACGTTTGGTTGCTTAGGCTGAATGTCAATAACCAGCTGCCACCATCGTAGAACGTCTATCGCTGGTTTCTCGGCGATGACGTCTGGCGTGGTGCCAAACTCTTTGGCTAGTAGGAGAAAGACCAGCTCTGTCGGTGGGCTGGACGGTTGTCCGAGCGCGATACGCCGCGCCGCCGACCTCAGCGCGGCGGGAGTTTTCCCAGCTCGTCACCCCAACGCTCAATAACCTTGTTGGCAAGCTCCACTGGGTCAACGTCCAGGAATGACGTCACCTTAGCCCCCGACTCGTCGGTTAGGTTATGGTCCAGGACAAGCTTGCTAAACGCTTCCATCGTGCGCTCAAAGTCGCCCGACTGAAGCTCTAGCAAGATGCGCGCTGGGAAGTCCACCTTCACAACGGCGTAAAAGCCCTCGTAGGGCGCCTGTAGGTCTACTCGGATCGTCCGTGCTGCTGGCTTGTTTGGCATGATTCCCTCCCCCGAGCTCTACCTTACGGCAGAACGCTCAAGCTATTCTTGACTTGGAACGTCACCGAAGCGGTGCCGTTGTCGTCTGTTGCAAGCATAAGCTCTGCGCCGTAGGTAATCAAGCCGTCGGCATCGCCAGACATGATTTCCACAGAGGTCGGGACCGCACAAACTAGGATGTCCACCGAGTGCGCTGGGCTGCCAGCGTCCTCCCAGTGAAGGCGCCAGTAGCTCTTGGTCCCGAGCTTGTCAAAGAGCTGGGCGACTGCAACGTCGTTAGACGCTACGGTCAAGCTCAGGGTGCCGCCAACTGGACCAGCAAACTGGTTGTAGTCAACAGCCGTAATCGTGCCAGCCTGGGCGTTGATTGGAGCCATACCCGTCTGGAACTCAAGCGACCAGTCCATCAGATGGGTGAACGCCGTGCCGCCCGTGGTGCCAGCGGTCAGGAACGCAGTGCCGTAGCTTGCGCTCCAGAGTCGCCCTGGCATAGAGCGCCCCGTGACGTCTACCGCGTCAGCAGTTGCCTGGCTAGTCTTAGTAACTGCCTCGGCAAACGCGCTAACCGAGAGGCTAGTAACGCCCGAAGCGTCGGCTGAAAGGCTGACGGAAGTCGGAAGGATGCCCGAGATATGGTAGCCCTGGTTGTTATCTAGGACAATGGCTTCCAAGCTCTTTGGCGCAATCGCCGAGCCGACGCTCAAGCCGATTGGCATGGACCACGTGTACGGAGCTGCGGTGCCAGTTGGCGTGCCGCCAGCGTTAGTTTTCTGGATTGCGCTGAGCCACACGGCAAGGTCGTCGGTCGTGACGGCAGGGGCGTCAATCGTGACCTCTGGGTTTTCGCTGAGCTTGACTACTCGGCTGGCAATCAGGGGGTTGCGAATGCCGATGGTGCGGTCTGCGCCCGTGTCGTACTCAAGACCAAGCGAAACAACGCCAGTCGGGGTGACGTTCATGCGGCGTCCGCCCGTGGCGAAGTCGGCTGCGGCGCCCGAGCCGTAGCTAGACTCGCCCTTTACAACAAGCTTGCCGAATACCAACGCGCCGTTTGCCATGTCTTGCTTCTCCCTGCTATGCCGTGAAGCTCACGGCTTCCTGTTTGACACACTCAATACGAGCTTCAACTGTGAGGTAGTTTACCCCGCCAAACTCGTCGGCGCCGAGATCGGTGCTGACGCAGCTTGCCTGGTCTACCAGTCCGCCAAGTGTAACAGCGCCATTGTATAGATCGCGCAGCCATGTGCGGTAGGCGGTCATCATCTGGATGCGGCGAGCTAGGTCCGCCACTGGCTCTAGGTACAAACGCACGGCAAAGGTCACAATAGTCCGACGGGTTTGCCCGCCATATTCCATGGAGTCGCCCTGAGCCATGACCAGGCACGCGGGGGTCTGGCTGATCGCGTCGGGCGGGAATGCGTACGCCTTGCGGATCGGAGCGTAGCCAGTCGGTCCGCTGACGGCAGTGACCCGAGCCGCCAGCGCCTGGGTAACGGCAACGTCGTCCACTAGACGGCGACTCCCTGGTACAGCTTGAACGGCTCCAGCAGCAGCGCCGCCTCGGGGTGGAGTCGCTGGCTGAGCCTGACAACCCCGCCCGTGTCGCTATTGCCGATGACGCCCAGGTAGGCTTTGCGGGCTTCGTACAGGTGGCAGCTGGCAATCACGGTTGCCTGTTTGACCTCCGTTGGCACTGAGCTGTAGCCCCAGTTGGCGATGATCTTGACGCCGCGCGGTAGGTCAACTGGCAAGGCAACCGTGCAGTTGGCAGTGAGCTCAATGCCCATGTACGGCTTGCCAAAGATTGCTGCGTTGGACGGCTTGGCGTGCCAGTCGGTAGCGACCAGCACCGTTTCGTAGGTCAGGTCGGCGTCGGTGTCAACCGTGATTGAGCTGATAGACGTAAACGGGTAGGTCGGAATCTTGTTGCTCACCTTGGGCTCAAAATAGGCAGTCCCAGCGCTAATGGTGTAGAAAAACTGCCCCGTGTAGTCGTCAACCATGCGGCTGACGGCATTGACAATGTCGTCCAACGTGTTGTCGTCGTTGGTATCAGACGCGCCAATAGATAGTGCGAGCTTTAGGTCCTCTCTGGTGCAATATCCGTTAGTGATTGCCATTTCTACTCCTCAGCTTCAGGCATACGCTCGTTCTTGCCGATGATCTCGCCAGTCTCTGCGTCTCGGACAATCTCAACCATCTTACCAGTCTGCTCGTCTAGGTAGGCTGGCTCAGTGATGACTTGCATCAGGATACTGCCCCATAATAAAGTGCCGTGGCACTTGAGGCGCTTGCCGTACTCGCAGGAAGATCAGACTGACTTGCAAGGGTGTATGAGCGGATTCCAAAGATACCCGATGTGATGCTGGAAAGGTTGTTGTAAATCAACGCTCCAATGCTCGTTCCAACTTGAATGACGGCAAGCCAGTATTCCGTGCCAGCAGTCATTGTATAGGTAGCAGGGTATCCGCCTGTGGTATTTAGAGCACGAGTCACCTTGCTGTTTGTTGAGTTGAAAATCGTTGTATCAGATGCTGTGCGCGCTTGCAGTGTGAGTGTGCTGCCGCTGCGCGTATAGATTCCGAATCGTGCCAAAGTCAAACCTGATGAAGCCGTGCTGACACCAAACGACAGATTGCTGACCGTGATTGTGCGATATGGAACAATACGAGTCCAGTACACTTGTCCCGAAGTGGTGGTTACCGCAGCGCTGAAGACGAAATGTGGAGCATTCGGGATTTCTCCGCTGCTGCCGATTGTTGAGCCAAACAGATAAGAAGCCAGTCCTGTATTCGTGAGGTCATACGCTGCTTTTACTGCGCTTGGTGTTGCTGCCGTAGTTGTACTAGTGTCGCTGGTTGAAGTGCTGAGGTAAACAGCGCCAGCAGTTGATGTTGTCGCTGCTGGCACTGGATACACCTGCTTTTCTGATCCTGCAACATTGAAACTGATCCGTGCGTATTCATCATTCCGATAAACAAACTCACCATCAGATGTCGTGACCGCGCCAGCACTATCTGGTGTGATTTTGATGGTGTTGAATAGCGGACTGTTAGCCGTGCCAATGGACTGCGGAAGACTTAGCGTCACTGCTCCACTACTTGCGCTGGCAACCACCTGATTTGCAGTACCAGTGATTGACGTGACTCCGCTGCTGGCTGGAGTCGTCCACTGCGTGTTGTAATCGGTTGCGTTGATCTTTGCAAGCACCTGTCCTGTTGTGCCGCCAGTCGGCACGCCCTGACCATTAGTGCCGTTAGTGCCGTTCGTACCATTTGTGCCGTTTGTTCCCGCTGCGCCTGTCGCACCCGTGGCTCCCTGAATACCCTGAATGCCTTGCGCGCCCGTGGCACCAGTCGCACCAGTCGCACCTGTCGCGCCCTGTGGTCCAGCTGCGGCGACCGCAACCGTCTGCGTGACTGGAGTCAGCGTGACGGTCTGATTGTTCTGTGTTACTTCAACCGTCTGAACCGTTTTGGTAACAGTTACGCTCATCGGGTTACCTCGGGCGATACGGTCGCAGCTCCCTCCAGCAAGCGTGTGACTTCGCCACCTCCAGAAACAAGCTCAAGGTCCCATACGCCCGCCCACGGAGCTGATAGGGCGGCAGTCGCAGACGCGCTAACCAATACGGCAATAGTCCCAGCTGACCCCCCAAGCGTGATCCCAGAGCTGCTGGTCAAGCTAACAATGGTGCTGGCTGCATCATAGGTTGCGCGCACCTGCATCCGCGCTGTGTAGCCAGTCAGGTTGATAGCCGCGCCCGTAGAATCTTTCCACGTTGCGGTCAACGACAGCGTGGCGCCTTGCTTGATTTCCAGGTCGTACTGGTTGTTTGTAGCCATGGTTTCTCCTCGGACTAGTGGGTTGCCGTCGCGCTAGGGTACCATGCGCTGCGTCTTACTTTGCCTTCAGAGCTCGTCGCTGCTCGCGGTTGAGCGCAGCTGGCTTTGGAAGTCGGGACTCTAGCTCGGCAAGGATAGGTCGCCAATACTTGGCATAAACTGTGTCAGTGTCGTAATCCAGCGCGAACTTGCGAGCTTGCGCCGACAGGGTTGCCGATCCCTTGGTGTCGCCCTTCATTGCGTACGACTCCTCCAGGGCGGCAACAATCTCGCCGATGTTGGGGCAGAGCCACCAACTCGCCATGCCCTCGTTCCACTCAGGCTGCCCGCCGACCTTCCAGCCAGCTCCGAGCAGCTCGGGCTGCGCGGTCCAGTCGGACACGATAGCTGGGACGCCAACAGCCAGGGACTCCAGGACAGGGACGCCAAACCCCTCCCCGCGCGATGTAGAGAGTAGGACGTCGCCCATGCGGTACACAGCTGGCATTTCCTCAGTCGGAATGCCGCTGCGGTACTGGTACTGCGGGACAAAGCGGATGCGGTCCTCGGGCGCCTGGACAGCTGCCAGAAGTCGCTTGAGTTGGATGCCGCCAGCCAGACCGTTCTGGTCGGTGTGCAGGTAAAGCCAGGCATCCTTGCGATTCTTGGCAAAGATTGACCAAGCTGCCAGCATCTCGGGGAAGCTCTTGCGGCTCGGGACTCCCTTGTTGGCTCCGTTGATCACGGTGAGGTGCACGTCTTTAGGGATGCCAAGCTGCTCGCGGAAGTTGTTGCCCGACTCCGAGTAGAGCTGGGTGTTGACCGAGTGCGGGGCATACAGGACGTCTTTGAGCCCCGCCGCCTCCAGCCGTGCCTTGCCGAACTTGGACATGGCAATCGGCAAACGCAGCTCGCCAGGAATAGTGAACCAGTTGACGACCTCGGCTGGCGCTGGATCGTGGTCTACGGGAACCCAGGCGGCAAGGGGGACTCCGTTCCAGAGCGGTCCCTTGATGGTCCAGACGTCGTACAAACAAATGCCCCAGCCTTGACCTTTGACCCAGTTGGCTACGTGCGCGCCCGCGAGATCGTTGGAGTACGCCTCAAAACCCATCGGCAAGACTGGTATGCCTTGCCAGTCCAGCACAGCTCCAGCCAATCCATAGTTGCTGACGACGGCGATGTCATGACCGTCTGCCTTCAACCGAGGGAGTACCTCGGCGGTCTGGGCGCCGTATCCCGTTCCCGCCCACGGGGAGTTACTAAACCATGCGAGCTTCATACCACCTCCATATGTTTGTGCCCTAGAAAGAGCTAACGCCCCAGAGCATAAGCCCTGGGGCGTTAGTTGTCACCTACCAGGTGACCAGCAGAACTTAGGTGTTCTTGCTGACGAGTACAGCTACTGCGCCCGTGTCAAGCAGGTTGGCGTCCACACGATAGATCGTGCGGAGTGCGACCTGGTCGGTCTCAAAGTAGCGGTCCGAGGACTGAGCCACCTGGATGTTTCCGACTTCGCGGACGATATACGACGGGGTGTGAAGCACTGCAAGCGACTTGCTTGCCGAGCCAACAGCCGCCATTGAGCTGTTCTCAACGAAGGTGTAGCCCGCCAAACGGTCAGGCTGCCCACCGTTGATACCAGGGGTGAACAGGAACTGCCCGTTCACGTCCTGGAGCTTGCGAATCTTTGACACCGCCGTGGTGGAGCCAAAGATCACCGTGTCCATGTTTCGGTACGGCGCAGCAAGACCCGAGTAAATCAGGTCAAGTACGTCAGTTGCACCGAAAAACGCGCCCGAACCAGCAGCCGTAACGGTGCGCGAAGCAGCCGTTGCAGCCGTGATGAAGCCCGTTGGCTGGGCAGTGCCCGTACCAACAGTGAACGCCGAACCAGCCACAAGGCTGATCTGTCGTCCTGCGTGCTCGCCCACATAAGCGGCGATGTCAAACGCGGCGTCGTTCAGGATTTCTGACGACATAAGCGTAAGAGCAGCCAGCTTGTAAGCGCCGAGGGTGATGCTACCAATCGTAGGGTCACCAGCGGTGATCGTGCCAGCTTCGCCGATCCAGTTTGCGGCTGGGTTAGCGGTGATGCGTGGAACCGTAATGTCCTCACCCTGCGAAGTGCGAAGCTTGCGGGCATACCCGTAAACTGGCGCAACGTCGGTCAGGTACTGAACAACAAAGTCAGCAAAGGTTTTCTTGACCGTGTTGGACGAAACCGTCATGGCACGGATTGCGAAGTCAGCTGAGCGCTTCTCGCCGAGCGCAACGGCGCGGATGGCGGCAGCGCCGTCATCATCACCCTTGGCAGCAGCGACAGTCGCGGCAACCTCAAACTTTGCGCGGAGTCCGTCAACCTTGACGGCACGCTCCTCGGCAGCGGCGACAGCCTGAGCCTTGGCGTCCTTGTCGGACATCGCAACCATAAGCTTGTCAAACTCTGCGTTCTCTTCGGCGGACAGCTCTCGCTTCTCGCCCTCTGCCATGGTCAAGAGCGACTTAGCGCGCTCCCAATCGGCAGCTCGGGACTCCAAGAGTCCCTTTACTACAGCTTCAGACATGGTCTGATCCTTTCTCTATGGGTTGATTGGTTTCCGCCATCGGTGGCTCTGACGACGACCCCGTCGGGCAGTCCAGTCCTGTCGCTGACCTAGTAACTATACACATTGGCACGGTGTGTGCCGAGTTTGTTATGGCTGGCTTTTTTCCAAATCAGCTACAAGTGTGTCAATGTTTGCTTTTAGGTACTTGAAACCAAAGTTTCCCGCATCGGCGGCAGCGCCAGAAACAGTTTTATCTTTAGACATTGTCGTCCCCTTTGAGGTTCTGTCCAAATGGCTTTGTGCGTTTTTCTGCGCCGCCTTGAGCAACGCCATATCGCCAGTTGCATGACCCTTTAGCGCGGCGTTTTTCATTCCGTCCATAGCGCTAATGTCCTCTTTGGTTGCCCCAGCGTCACGTGCCATGCCAACAAACCGCCCCATACTTGATTTTGCATTTGCGTTGACTTCAGGATCACCACCGCCGCCCATAGCGCCACCGCCCTTGTGCGGATTGTGGACGCTTTGGTCGCCGTGACCTGGGTGTCGGAACTCCGCCAGCATGAGCTGGAGCTTGCGAATCTGAAGTGGCAGACTTTCTGGCTCGTCAGATGGCTCTGGAAGGGGCTCTGAAGCCACGGAGAGCGCCCCGAGCATGGCGCGGACAGTAGCAGCCCGCTCTGGGTCTAGCTTGCCGCTAATGAGCCCTGAGAGGGCAAGTCGGACTTGCTCGGGGTCAAGCTTGGTCGTCCGAGCGACGGATCGCACCGACGCCAAACCGACCGTGGACTCGTAGGCGGGAGTCCCGCCGACAATGACGCTGACCTCGTGCAGCTTGACGGACTTCAGCTCGCGCTTGCTCCCGTCGGCTGACCAGCTGTCGCCCATGCGCGGCGTAGTGAAGCCAAAACTCATGCCCGCACCTGCACCGTCCCTGCGAATATTGGCTGCAAGGTCGCGCGCGTAGCTCACATCCTTGTTGAGCGCCAAGTCAACCTTGAGCCCAAGCTTGTCCTCGGTGAGCTTCAGTGTGCCCGTGCGGGTGCTGCCCAGGAACATCTTGGGGTCGTGGTCCTGGTATGCCTTGATCTCCCATTCGCCGCGAGTCGCAGCTGTGAGGGAGCGGGTAAACGCGCCTGGCTGGATGACCTCGGTAAAGTCAAGTCCTCGGCTCTCGGTGTTGAACACGGCGGCGTAGCCCTCAAATCGGAATCCCGACTCGTCAGGCGTCAAGTCGGTCCCAATGGTGCGAAACTCTAGTGCCATCGTTCTCCCCTATTGTTACAGTTTGTGGTACTTGACTCCCGACATATCTGGGAAGTCTGACGGAATGTCCATTATTGCGCCGCCAGCGTCCCGCTCAGCTGTCAGTGTATCCCACAAAGCTCCGCCTTCCGCGCTCAGCGCTTGGGGAACTTGCTCTTTCCTGAAGCCGTAGAGCACGCCCTTGAGAATCTGGATCGTGTCGTCGCCTGTCAGTGCCTCTGCCATCTTACTTCGCCTCCTACGGCTTCTCGGTTGATAGCTTCTCAAATCCCTTTGCCACAAATCCCTTCCATAGCCCGCCGCGCGTAGGACCGCCCTTGGCTGAGCTAAAGATTAGCACGGGACTGCCGCCGCTGTTGTCCCAGACTTCAAGCGAGTCAAACAGCCCCTTCTCTACAACTTTTGGCAGCACGCGCGACACGGAGATATGAATGTCCCTGGTTACGCTGTCGGCAACGACACGCCCGTAGTTTGCTCCCTCATACAGTGGCGTTGCCCCTCGCGTGCGTACGCGCGCGACGGCAACCTCGGTTGGCACGGTGACGTACACGCCCCTCACCTTGTACCCAGATGCCCTGGCTTCGGCAATCTTGCCGCCTAGCTTTACTTCGCTAGAGTCGCCAGTCCCGTCCAAGACGATGCTTTGCCTACGCTCAATCGCCGCCGCCTGGATGCGCTTGCCGAGGTACGACGACTCCTCGTGCACAAAGCCAGCTGCGCCCTCTCCCGCAGCCTTGTCGGTGCCCATAACCCGCTCCTTGAACTCAGGCAGCGCGGTTTTGCCGTTCTCGCCCGTCTTGATGTCGTCTGGGTTGATCATGACGTGCGTCTTGGCGCCCTCCTCGGGCATCCCGTCAACCTTGCCGCTCCTGAGCAACGTTGACTTACCAGCTCCCGATCCGCCGCCCATCATGATGAGCTCTGGCTGACCCTCGGCTGGCGCTACGCCAAGCACATGGTCGGCAACAATCTTGTCGTGCAGCGCCTGGCGCTCTGGAGTAAACCCAGTGATATTGCCCTGGGCGTCTAGGACTACGTGCTCGCGCATAGAGCCCGCCATGAACTCGTCGTAATCCTTGCTGCCTTTTTCTGGGAATGGAACGTCGTCGCCAGCGCCAGGTCGCTTGACTCCAGGCACGTGCTCGCCAAGTCCAGAACCAGCTCCGCGCCCCTTGTGCGGATTGTGCACGGACTGGTCGGGGTGACCAGGATGGCGGAGCTCATAGTCCCACATGACCCAGCGCAGCCCGTCCTGCTCGTCCAACCACTGCTGGAGTCGGACTGGGTCGTTGAACCACATAGCTACCGCCTCAGCCCTGGTCTTGGGCTCCCCAAGCACAACGTCGCTGATTCCTAGCTCGTCAAATGGACTGGTCATGGTTTCCACCCCGCAGCTTTGCCGTATTCGTTGATGATGTCTTGCTTGAACTTACCAGTATTTGGTTGTGGATTATGGAACAACGCAAAGATTTCAGCGTGCATTTCGGCTTTGTCTTTGGTGGCGTATCGGCTGATCATGGTAGCTAGGTTACCAGACGGTCCCTCAGAGACATAACCAATGCTGAACTCGCGTGGGTATTTGCGTGCAACCTGGAGTGCGTAGCCGTCAATAGTCCCCTCAACCTCGGGCAGGATTTGGAATCCCCCAGGGGCGTCCTCAGCTCCCTTCATAGGCAAAGCGTGACCAGTTTCGTGCCAGACCGTGTGCTCAAGCCCGCCTTTTTCGTCTTTGTATTTCTCCATCTTGGCTGAGTCAAACGCAATGTATCGGGACCCCAGCCTGGAAGCGCCAATCGCGTTGCTTTCATTTCCATCTAGGTTTGTCCACTCGTACTCCATCTGCCCAGGGTATTTAGCTTGCACGTCTGCCGTTACCTTGTCCATGCGGGCTTGCATTTCTGGCGTCAAGGGGACGGCGGCGCTTTTATCTACGCGCATAGTTACTGGTCCGTTTTTGTAAGTGACATGGCTGACTTCGCTCGGATACGTAAGGTCAGCAATCTGTTGAACGTTGGAGTCAATGTGGGCTTGCTGCTCAGGCGAGTAGGTTTTCCCCGCAAAGCCAGCGGTGTAGCTGGCTCTTACCTTTTCCAAATGCTGCTCGCTGGTCAGCTGCGGCTGCTCAACCCACTTGCCAGGCACAAACGCGCCAGGTCCAGCTGCCCCGCCCTTGTGTGGATTGTGGACGGATTGGTCAGCATGACCAGGGTGGCGTAGCTCGTAGTCGTAGTCCAGTTGTCGCTCGCCACGTGCTACTCGCCGCGAGAACTCGGCGTACGCTTTTTCATCGCCGCCGACTGCAAGGCTGGCAAGCGCGCCCATTGGCATTTGGTCGTACGGTCCATGATCAACGCAGGACGGAATCTGGTCCTCTGGTAGAAACGACTCAGTAACCATTTATGGCGCCCTCCATTCATGCTTTTTAGCTAGGTACAGAGTAGCTGGACTCGTATCCCCTAAAGCCCATGCGCTGAAATGCTCCGCGTACCGCTCTGAGAAGTTTTTGCGAGCGTAGGCGCTGATGTACGGAACTCCACGAGCAAGCCTCACCACGCCAAACTGTTTGACTCCAAAGTCCTCAGTAGCATGACCGATCTCGTGAGCTACTGTGGCAAAGATGTCGCGCTGGTTAGTCACCTGCACTGGGTGCCAAGGCTCTATAGCGCCTTTGCTGATCTTGAACGCCTTTGGCGTGTTCGCCAACGGCTCGGCATCAAACACGGATCGCTTTATTCGGATAAGTCCGCCTTCCCTTCCGCCGACCCATTCGCCGAGATTTTTCATGTCAACTACTGCAACGTCTAGCGGGAAATCTTTACCGACCATCCCGCCTGGCGTAAGCGCCAACCCCTTGTCAACGTCAGCCAGAAACTGTGTTTCCTGCGCCTTGGTAAGGGCTTGCTGCGTCGGCGGTCCAGGCATTCTTACAGTCACGTGTCCATTTTGGTAAACCGCCCCGTGAGCTTGCCGTTCCAGTGCGTATTTTGCCGACAGAGCATGAAACGTAATCTCATGATGCCCCGTCAACGTATCTGGGTTGCCGTCCCAGTCTGGTGGCGCATACTTTCGCATTGCATCTGCAACGACCTTGCGGTCGCTTGCTGCAATCTCCTCTTTTGACACGGGCTTCCATGCGCCAGGAGCGTACGCGCCCCCGCCCTTGTGCGGATTGTGCACGGACTGATCTGGATGCCCAGGATGGCGCAGCTCGTAGTTGAAGTCCACAGCTCGGTCAAACACACGAGCTGGGATGGACTGTGCTTCGGCAAACGACTTGACCTCTCCGAGCAGCTGGGCGGCATCCATGTCAATGCGCAGCACGGGCAGCGCCACGGGGACTTCATAGCTGCGGGCTACGGCAGCCGCCCAGCGGTGATGACCGTCTACAACAAAGCCGTCCCTGCTGACGATGAGCGGGTTGTCGCCCTCTAGCAGCTTGCCTTCGCGCATGGACTGAAGCATCTGCCCAGACTTTTGCCCGCTGATCTCCGACTGGATCGGCTTCAAGCTCTTAGGGTCTACGGATTCGCGCGTTGACTTGACGCCCTTGGTATCCAGCTCAGCAATAAACTCCGCCTTTTTGGAGCCAGGGACCTGGGGCATCTCAGCTCGGGGCACTTTGACGCCCGTCGCAGCAAAGCTTACCCCGTCCGTTGTGCTAAGTCGGTTCAGGTTTACCCCGCCGTCCCCGTTCGCCATGGCGTCAAACGCATCTGGCAAGTCCCGCCCAGCTACGGTAACTTCCCGCCCAGCTGCCAAGTCGCTGGCTACGGCTGCGCCCCCGCCCTTGTGCTTGTGCGGGCTGTGCACGCTTTGATCCCCATGACCAGGATGCCGCAGCTCGTAGTCAAAGTCTAGTTGGCGCACCGACGTTGGACCCACAGCTTTGATCCCAAGGCTGGAGTAAGCGCTGCGGGCTCCCTCGTCGTTGTCAATCGCCATGACAACCTTGTGGCTCTTGAGTAGCGACGCCGCCTTTCCGCGCTTGAATGCCCGACCAGCATTGGGTCCAGATGGCAAGTTGGACAGGCTGACTGAACTGTGCGGTACGTCGTTGGACTCCAGCCAGGCGCGACTTTCAGCCAAGCGAGAATCGGGACGAGCTGACACGATGGCAAAGCTATAGCTGCTGCCCTTCATCCAGTCAATCAGCGACTGGCGTGGCTCGTCGCTGCCGTCGCGCATGGTCAGTGTTCCGTCAATGTCCACAATGACCCACTCGCCAGCTGCGCGGTACTCGTTTTTGGTAGCAATCTCCAAGGCAGCCAGGTGCTTGCCAGCTGCGACTGCGCTTGGATGGCAGCCGCCTGGAACTAGCTCGCGCTTGCCACCAACAGTCTTGACGACGGCATACGCGCAGCCCTCAAAGTCTTTGGCGATGTCATATGGCATCGCGCACCTAGCTTATAATCAGAACTTCAACGGTGTCGGTGCCGCTGGCATGGACTGCGTAAAGCGCGTCGTCTTGCCCAAGCCTAATAGAAACCCCATCCATGTGATCACCGTGGACTCCATTTGCAGTTGTCACGTCGGGACCGCCAATGTGCACGGATGCCAAGCTTGCCCCGCCAATAATCACGGTCTTTGGCGACGGCGTCGCTCCGACCAGCAGCGTCGGCGTAGTCAATACGGATACTTGGCGCGACCCGACTCCCATTAGATGCCCACCAACTTTCTAGCTTCCTCAAGCTCAATGCCAGCGTCCACAAGTCCCTTGAGCAGCGACGCCTTGCTGTTCAACTCGGCAACAGTGATGCTCGGCGCATCCGCCAGGCTCGTGCGGTAAAAGTCCCCACCTTCAATCGGCGGTAGGTCCTCCAGCTTGCGGACCTCATTCGTGCTGATAAAACCCGCCTGAGCCATGGTTGAGTAAAATGAGGCGCGCCCAGACGCCTCGCCACGCAGCATCCCCTCAAAGTTGAACTTGACAAATGCAGCTTCATTGAGGATCAGCGAGCTAAACGCCGACTCCAAAAGCCCAGCCAAAGGGCGCAGGGTGTCGCGGATGAACCCTAGCGATTGCGCTTCCACTGAGCTGTAGCTCATGGCGCCTGGGTCGGTAATCCCAAGCATGAACGGAGGAACTCGGAGAATGCGGCAGACCTGGAGCACGGTGAAGCTGCGAGTACTCAGCAGCTGGGCTTGCTCGGCGTTGATCCCACCAAGGCTCTGCCACTGCGCGCCGCCGCTCAGCACGGCGACTGACCATTGCTTGCTCTTGGTGGTGTTGCGCTTGATCTGGTCGCGGATAGACTCAGCTACCTCGGGCTTGATTGTCGGCGGAAGCGATACGACTCCCGACGGGTTGCTGGCATTCTCAAAAAAGGCGCTGGCATAGTCCTCAACTGCGATGCCCTGGATCAGTGCCTGGGAGTTGGCAGACAACAAGTCAATGCCGCGCTCCTCGCCAGGTAGTCGCATAAGCGCTACGTGCTTGATCTCGTCCTGGCTAAAGACCTCCACGCCGCCCTTGCTCGTGCGCTTCAGGTAGCGGGGACTGCCGTCGGCGTTGCGCTCAATGGTGATTTCGGCTGGGTTCAGGACTCGCAGCTCCTGGACCTCGCCGTCGGCTGAGCGCATGGTCGCAAGGAACAGGTTGCCGTCGGTGTAAAGGCTAACGACTGCCTGGCTAACGAGCGACTGGAACGTCTGGGTTTCGTTGCGCGGGTCGGGTTTGGTCAACCAGGTCGGCTTTGGTCGGTACGGCTTGCGCTCACCGTCGCGGCGCACAAAGGAATCCACGGGGAGGCTACTAAGGGAGTCCGCCAGCAAACGCACCCCAGCTGTGTAGGCGGTCAACTTCATGGCGGTGTCTACGCCAGAGCCGCCTTCCAGATTCGGGATGCGGTCAAACGGAACGTACCCGCCAATGCGGGTGAGGGCGCGGCGCTCGCCGTTGTTGCCGAGAACTCGTCGGAGAATGCTCACTTGCTAGGCTCCAGGTTGAAACCAATGGCGACTAGACATACGCCCGCGACTGCGACTGCCACTGGCACCGCGATCATGGCGACTGCCAAGACGATGAGCCCGAATCCTACTAGCTCAAGGGCTGTTGAAACGTTGCCTAACTTCATCAGAACATCTCCACGCTAACGGTGTCTGCCTTCCCAACGGTGGCATGGTACCTGCTGCGATCATACGCCATGACCGCACACACCGCAGCGTCAATCTTGCGGGGACTCCCCTTGTGTTCCTTCACGATGCGCGGTCCCCAGCGGTCCAGCTTTACGGTTGTGTTGTCCAGGTGGCGCTCCAGGATCGGGTTGCCATCGTGCGTCAACTCCCCCTGGGTGACGGCAGACATGAACAGGGCACAAGCTGGCACCATGCGGGCAGGGTTCTGCGGATAGACGACCACGGGGATTCCCTCGGACTCCCACGCTTGCAGCGTGCGCGCCCAGCGGTACGGATCGGCGGCGACTTCCAGCACGTCGTAGGTCCTGCACAGCTCGCGCATCTTTTCCTCAACCTCGTCAATCGGCACCTCGTAGTGGGGGTCGTCCATGCGGCGCTCCCAGATTGCCAGCAACTCCACGTGCCCGTCCAGGGTCACGCCACAGATCGCCGTGCAGTCGTTGGAGAAGCTGCCGTCAAACGACAGGATAACCGACTCGCCAGGCTCAATCTTGCGTGGCACAGCTCGTGCCGCCCACGCCCCAGCTGGCAGCCAGGTCGTCGTGCCCGAGGTCCAGATGTTCAGGCGCTTGGTGCGGAACTCCGCCTCGGGTGTGCGGAGCAGGGCTGAGGCAAAGTCCTCTTGGTCGCTAATGTCGCCGAGTCCAGGGTTGGCGACTGCCCAGGTCTTGGGGTCACGATGGTCAGTTCCGTCGGGCGCCTCCCACCACGCAAAGCCAAAGCTCGGGTCTTTCACCTCGCCTTTGGCAACCTGCAATCCGTACTGGTACATGGTGTAGGCAATGCTGTCTTTGCCCGTGGTGTCGGACTTGGCGCCAGCTGTGGTGATCGCCAGGAGCATCGGCTCGGGACGGGCGCCCATCGCCAGCGACATGACGTCAAAGAGCTCGCGGTTCGGCGCGGCGTGCAGCTCGTCGTAGACGACCAGCGTCGGCGAGAGCCCTTCCTTGGTGAACGCTTCTGAGCTGAGGGCACGGTAGACCGAGCCCGACACGGTGTCCTCAATCGCGTCACGGTACAGCTTGAGCCGTGTGCTCAACTCCTCGTCCATCTCCACCATGCGCTTGGCGGCGCCAAAGACCAAGCGACTCTGATCCTTGTCGGCGGCGCAGCTGAACACCTCCATCCCTTGCCCCTCCATGACGAGTCCGTACAGGGCAATGCCCGCAGCCAGGGCAGACTTGCCAGACTTTCGGGGAAGTCCCGCATACATGATCCGATGCTTGCGCCGACCGTCGGCTCGTCGGGCAAAGGCATGGTCCACTAAGGCGGACTGCCAGCCACGCAAAACCAGGGGCGCGCCAGCTGGACCAGCGATGCTGTCTTTGGTGATCTTTGCCTTGGCGCCCAGGAACTCGCGGACGAGGATGCCGTCGCCACGGCTCAGCTCGTCGTTCGTCGCGGGCGACAACCAGGCGGGCGGGTAGCCAGCTACGCTCCCTTGGCTTTGTCCAGGTGCGCCGTCCGTCGGGCTGCCAGCTCCTCCAGCGCGCTGCGTGCCTTCACCTCGGCGACGCCGAGCTTGCTTCGGTCGCTGGGCGTCAGCCCCAGGGTTGCCATCCACCTTCGCATCTCCGTTTCTGTCTGCTGCAACAATCCCGCCAGCGGGTGCTGGTAGGCGTATCCCTTGTCGGTGTAGAGCACCCAGCCGTCGTTCGCCAGCCGTGCGATCAACTCAGCTCGGCGATCAGCTGCCTCTGCCAGCAAGCGTAGCGCTTCCAGATCGGACTCGCTCACCCACGTGCGTGCGTGTTGGGCGACTCGCACCCACAAGGCGCGCCCAGATTCGCCCAGGGTACTCGGCGCATCCTGGATTGTGGGCGTGGATAGGGGCGGCAAAGCTGCGATAACCATGGGCAATGGGCGCTTGCCAGGGTTGCCCAGCTTTCGCTTTCGCTCGTTCGGAATGCGCGGGCGCCCACCCTCACCCACGGCAAACCCCCCACCCTGGGTTTCGCGGCTGTGTATATAGCGCTCGGCGCTGGGTAGTCTGTGCGGAGCTCATTAGATTCATCCCCACCCCCCCCTTTTAGAGCTATTACACGCACGGCATAGCACCTGAATACCCTCTGGTCCTGGCACCGCCTCGCCTCCCTTGCTCAATGGAATAATGTGATCGGCTGTGAGATTAGCTGGATTGCTATGCCCACATCGTTCGCAATATGGGGTATCAGCACGTGCCTGTAATGAGGCACGCTTCCATGCCTTGCGATTGTAGGGGCGCGTTGTAGAGCCCTCTCTGATAGGGGTATGCGCCACGCAGCGGCTTCCCTCTGAGGGCTTACCACATATGAGGCATGGTCTTTTCATCGTCGCTCTATAGGGGCTTTCCCTAGGGGCATAGGGTAGGCGGGCAATAGGGGGGCTATAGCTAGGGCAATAGCTTCTGTGGTCTGCTCATGGTGATCGTTGTATCCAGGCTGCCATGCACCCCACCATATAGCCCCATGCTGTGCCTCTAGGTGAGCTGTATAGCGATCTAGGGGGGTCAGGATAAGGTGCGAGATTTCATGCGCCAGAATAAGGGTCTGTTTTTCGGGGGTCTGGGAATCAAACCCTGAGCCAATCCGCAATGTCGCAGACGGGTTCAGAGAATGAGGCTCAATATCAGCCCAAGCGTCATCTGGGGCGGCATCCTCAGAAACCGAGATTTCCCAATGCGATAAACCGACGATTTGTGTAGCAGCTTTCAGCCATAGCTCAACTGCCGCTTTTGTCGTCGGTTTTGGTCGCACGGAATCCTCACTTTTTGGCTGAGTGGCGTTTGTGATTCGCAGCATATCGTTCTACCTCGCTAGGGTACACCACCCAATCCCGACCGATTTTGTAGGCTTGCAATACGCCCTTCGCCGCCTGGATTCGGAGCGTCGTTGGCGACAATCCGAGCTTTTCCGCAGCTGCACGCAATCCGAGCAGCTCCTCCCAACCTACTTGCTTGTCCATGTAGCCGTCCCCTCTGCCAGCTTGCCTGGCGCCTTCAATACCGTGCGGGCGTCCCGCCCAGCTTGCATCGCATAAAACTGGGCGATGCCTTCCATGCTGCCGCAATCCGAACAAATGTCGGTGCGGTTGTCGTATCTGCTAAGTGCCCCAAGATGCTCGGGAAACTCAGCTGTGCATCCTGGGCAGACCAGGATTGCCTTGTACGAGTCCTCTGTCATGTTCCCTCCTCTGCTCCAGCCAGCTCGTGCCAGCTGGAGCGACTCTATCGTCTAGGCGCTGGGGCTGTCAACCCTAGCGCGGGTTACCAAATCGGTATGGAACCCTGGACCGAGCTGTGTGCGCGGCTTCGCACTTTTGGCAGACCAGCCCGCCCCGCTCATGCGGGACAAGCTCGCCATGCCGTGCGTTGTTTGGGCACTTTGGCGCTTCGTTCATTACTTCACCCCCTTTCTCGCTTTTGGATCAACTCCACTGCCGTTGCATCGGTAGCACTCGCCCCATTGACCGTAGCGACCAGAGCCGCCGCAGCGCGAGCAGGTCCGAGCTGCGCGAGCTGCCGCCGCTGCGTTTTCCGCCGCGAGCTCCTCGCGTGCTTTGGCATGGCGAACTTTGAGCGCTTGACCGTTTGAGCAGTCGCAGTAGAACGCCTCGTTGAGCCACCATGCACCGCCAGCTCGTTCGGCGTCCTCGCAGTTCATGCAATCGGGCGTCCCGTAGGTCGCCTTGCGCTGAGCTGCAATCGCAGCTTGGCGCTCGGCAACCCACTTGCGCTGGCTCTCGGTCAGCTTGCCCCAGGTCATGCAACCTCCGCCTGGTTGAACTCCCTGTTGACGTAGCAGCTGGCGACGTAGGCAACTTCGCCAACCTCTTCGGCGTAGACGTTCCGCGCTTCTCCCTTGACGTTAGCTCGCCAGAGTCGCTGCACCGTGTAGGTGTCGTCCCCTTCCAGGATGATGCGGACGGCGTACCCGTTGCCAACCTTCAGAACAACTGCATCCTGGCTGTCAATCTGGACGCGACCGCCAGAAATCGCCCACAGGTTCATCTTGCCGATTTGCGCGATCAGCTCGCGCGCTTGAAGCTCGTTCATGCAACCACCTCCACATACTGCTGCCCGTTCAGCCCTTCCTGCTCCCAGACTTCCTGGACCAGCGCCCACACCCGACGCACAGCCGCGTTGACCGCAAGCTCGGCGTTCTGCTGCACCTGTCCAGCGTTGTCTAGCTGCCAGAGGTCATTCTGGACCTGAACCAAAGCTTGGTAAGCCTGGAACACCTGATCCGCCCGTTCATTCCTCATGATCCCCTCCTCGTTTCTCCGTCGGGAAACCCCGACAACATGATCATAAGCCCTAGCGCGTAGAGCTGTCAAGGGGTGCATGGGCAGAAATAGGGGACTGTAACAATCCAGCTATCCGTGCGGGGTTTGACTTTGTAGACGCTATCGCTTATGATTGTGTTGCAGGGCGGGAGTGACACCCGTGGCTCTGAGAAAGGGGGTGAGGATATGGGACGGAGAAATCGGGCGGGACTCGGACGGAACGAAGTCCGCATCCAGGGAGGGCAGATCGCCAATCGCGTTGAGGCTCTCAATGGGAATCGGATCGCGTACATCGTTGGACTCACCGCCGCTGAACGAGCTGAGGTTGCCGTTCTCGTCCGCCGCGTGCTGCGTGGTCAACACGGGCAAGCTATCAACGGGCTTGTCATTGAGATGACCCGCAACTGGGGCGGGCATGCCTACCGTGGTCAAAATCGGATCACTGTCGGCGCTGGTCGGTTCGTCAGCTACATCAACGGCGTCCGACAGCGGGTGCTGGGCGATGACTGGATGGGCACTCTCTTGCACGAGATGGCGCACATTATTGTCCGAGCTCGTTGCTTGCGCGGTTGTGCTCGGGGCGGAGCTTGCGGTTGTGTTCACAACCTTGAGTTCCACCAGGTCGCCTTCGGACTCTACGGTCGGTACCTCAACGCTGAGGATGCCGCCGACAAGAGGCGCGCCGAGTACGGGTACCACACTCGCATCGCGGGTGAGGCTGCTCGGGGAATCCGCAAGGGTGCCGAGTTCCGAGAGTGGCAGCGCGAGCGTCGCGCTGCCGCTACGGGCGAGGCTGCCTGAGCGGTAACGGGCTGAGTCGTCGGAGCGGGCACGCCCCGCTCCAGCACTCGGCTTCCTCGTCATCGTCTGGGTTGGCGCACTCCATGCACATCTTTGCCACGGCTGCGCGCGCCAGCTCAACATTCCAGCTGAGCTCTTGAATACGTTCCTGGTAATAGCGCGCCGAGCTCTTGGGGTCGGAGTCATCCAGCTCGGCATCGCTGAGTAAGTGGACTCGCAGCAGCTCTAGCTTGGCAACGTCGCCCTGCTGCACCGCAGCTCGCTGGTAGTAGCGCTCCCTGGTCCAGTCTGACGCCAGCCCATGTTTGACTCCGAGGCGCACAACGGCGGCTACGGTCCAGCCCCGTATTTGAGCCAGCTCGTCAACGACCTCTCTGAAACGTTGGTTGGTGTCCCGCATCGGGCGAGGCTACCACGTCAACCAGTTTGACCTCAACTGTCTGAATGCCCCGTCCAAGTTTGCAGTTACATAGATATGTGAACAGCGCTGGACTTAGGTCGCCGACAGGCTCGTCGCCTTTGCGCTTGGAGCCATTGCAGCTGCACCAGTCGGTGACGGGCACAATCGCCCACTTGCCCGTTTTTGTGTTTTTGATCTGCACCCAGTAGATAGTGTGGTACACGTTTTTGTGTTGGACTCGCATGGCTGGACCAGCGGCGATATACCAGGGGAAGCTGTAGGGGGCGCGGGTATACCAAGCGTTGTTGCGGGTGGCGTCAAACCATGTCGCCGTTCCTCGGACTGCCCCCGCGTTGGCTGGAGTGACTGCCAGCGCTAGGGACAGGACCAGGGCGATCAGCTCTGGTCCTCCGACACGTCGCCGTACCAGTCCAGGAACTCGTCCAGGCGGATTACCACCAAAGCTCGGCGCTTGACTCCAGGACCAGGCGCGTCGGTCGTGACCAGGGCTCGCAGCTGACCAGCTCGGTACGGGACCGAGTTGACCAGACCATCTAGGCGCTCTGGGTAGCTCCTGCCCGACTTGACCTGGACCGCGATCCAGTCGTCATGAGCGCCGCCATCTGCCTTGCCGCCGAACATCCCGACTCGTTTGATCCCGAGCGCCTGGCATACCCATCGTTCAATAGAGTTGCCCCGAGCTCGGTTGTTTTTCCCGCGACGGGCTCGGACTGCCCGCTCGTCCATTACCTCGTCAAGCACGCGCGATGCTCCCACACCATTCTCGTCCGACGGGTTGGGTTGAAGGTGATATGGCGCACTCGCCAGGCATCCTTTAGCCCGTTGATCGGCTGGGCGCACATAAAGCAAGCGCCGCCCTTCCAGCGCGTCGTTAGCTTCTGCCCGCCGTTATCCTTTTTTGCTTTGACTCCAGCCATTAGCCTTTCCTCTGCTGGTGCTGACCAAACGTCAGGTCGCCTTGCTTTTTCTTGAAGCTCGGAATGTTGTTGGCGACTATGCCAATCTTATGCGATGGAGCCTCAATCGCCAGAAGGTCCGACTTCTCCTGGTTGTAGTAGCCAGCAGCTTCCAGGGCTTCCGTGGTCGGGAACACCTCGGCGTGTCGGTCCAGCTCGCGGTCAACCAGGTGATCCTCCAGCCCCCCAAGGCTATAGAGCCACTTGAAGTTGTCGCTGGCGTTGCCGACTGCCACTCTCTTGAACAACGACACCTCTTTGGTGTAGGCGTAGAACGTTACGTCGGGGATAGACTCGGCAATCTCCATCCAGGCTCGCAGATATTCCTCGTTGTAGAAGTCGCCAGCGTCATGGATGCGTACGTACTTGCCGCCTCGGTATCGCTTGTGTCGGAGCTCCTGGATCATGTCGGCTTTCCAGCCGTCTAGGTTGTCTAGCGCCATTACCAGGTTGCGCGCGTGCGCCTTTTTAGCGGTCGGGAACTTGAAGGTGCCGTTCCTGGCGTAGCAAAACTGAGCGCACACTCCAGCTTGCGGGCAGGTCCGAATGACTCGCCCGTCGTCCAGCTTTACCCCCAAGGCTGGAATGGTCCAGTTGTAGGCGCCGATCTCCCGCAGCTCGCGGTTCTGGCGCAACATGAACTTGGTCGGAGCCATTAGCGATTCCTTTCCGCGATGATCTTGACGACCCCCTCGGGGTCAATCGTCGCTGTGTTGATTGTAGGCGCTTCTATCTGGCTGATCGCCAGCTCGGTAATGTCGTCTTCGCCAGTCCACGCCCGACCGACTCGGTCCCGCCGAATCGGGCTCGGGCACTGAAGCTTGTAGACGCGAAAGTTGCGCTCCGCCAGCATCCGAGCTTCGCCTGGGAATCGGCAGTCGTCAATGACAATCCGAGTCAAGCCAAGCTCGTGCAGCTTGCGGCTCATGGCTCGGAGAAACACCCCCGAGTCCACGGTCCGCATGGCGGCGCCCATCTGCTGGAGTAGCTCCCGCCCCGAGATGGTCGGACCGTTCTCGGTGCCGTCGCCGTGGTGAATGAAATACTGCTCCGACTTGTCAACCTCGCCATAAATCGGCTTCAGCACGTCGCGCAGAATGTCGGCAAACGCCAGTCGCTGATAGCCCAGGTCGCGGAGTACCGCAGCTGTAGCCGACTTCCCCGTGCCCATCTCCCCAGCTAGGGCGATCCGTAGCGGCAAGTCCAGCGCCCACGTTGGCGTTGTCATCGCTGCGTAACCAGGAGCAGGATCACCACCGTAAACCAGGCGGCAAGCCACTTCAGCGTTGAACGCTGGCGGTCATGGCGTGCCATGCGCTCCATCTCGCGCTCGGTCTTGGTTTTAGCTCGGACCGATGTGATCACTTTCACCGTGCCGCTCACGCAAACACCCCCATCTGCTGGTAGCCGTCGCCCAAGTCGGTCAACGGTTTCAATACGTAGACGGCAGTCTTGCCGTGCGCGTTGATTGTTGTGATGTCGTAACCAAGCTTTCGCAGCTCTAGAATCCGAGCCGACGCGCGGTAGATGCCGTACGTCCGATCCAGCTCTATTGCCGAGATGCCATTCTCCGCCCGCAGCTTGAGCAGTGTCAACACCTTCTCGCGCTGCGTTGCTTTGCTCTGGTTCTCCTCATTCATGACTGAGCCCTCCGTAAAATCTCACCTAGTCCCAAAGGGGATATAGGGGTTTTCTCTCTCTGCTCTCCTCTCCCTCTCTCTCTAGGCTGTTTGGATACCGTCAACCCATCCGATTCTGAGCGTCGCCGAGCAGTGTACGCCGCCTGACGTTGGCTTGATGTCGGGTCAACCTGGTACCGATGCCAGCCCAGTATTGCAACGACCCCGAGCTGATCCACCCCCAGTAGCCCCTTGGTCATGAGTCCGTCAATCGCCTTGCCATAGCGACTACCGATGCACGCCTTCAGGTGCTCCCGACTCTTGAATACGCCGCCGCTGCGGATTTGCTTTGCCTCACTGATCGCCGTAATGAACGCACGGAACTCCATGTCGGTCAAGCTGGCGATCTTGTCATCCTTGTGGGCATTGACGTCCCACTTGATCCACAGTCCCACGTTGCCCCCCCTTCCCACTAAAACGGCAGCGACTCTAGGTCGCCCTCGTTACGGTCTGGCTCGCCAGCTGGCGCGTCCTGGCTCTTGATCCAGTCCATGCTCGGCTTGCGCTTGCACCACTGATCCCCTGACTTACCCGAGCAAGCCCAGAACGGCTGGTACGCGCGACCCGTTGCCTTGCTAACTCCGCCTGGCTTGCGACTCCACGGCTGGCGATGATCGGGGCACTCGCCGTCGGCGAACAGCTGCGCCGCCTTTAGCACCAAGGTGTCGTGCCCCACGCTTGGCGGAGCTACGACTGGCGCAGGGGCTGGAGTCCACGCAGGGGCGGTTTTGCCGCCCTCTGCGCCCTGGGAGTGTGCGTACAGGTATGAACTGACACCCGCAAGGCTTGCGACTCGCCTGATGGCGTCTGACACGGCTTCCTTCAGGTCCTCGCCTGAGCCCCCCGTGGAGTAGCCGAAGTCCTCGCGGACCGACGAGATGCCGTCAGCTCGGTGAATCTCCAGCTTGCCTTTGACGACAGCGGGCGAACCCTGGCTGACAATCTCGCAGCGGAAGCTCCAGCCGTCCGCCCCGAGGACCTCGTTGAGCCGATCAGTGACTACGCGAGCTTCTACCCAGCTCAGCTCAATGCCGCCGCGCCCTGGGCGCTTGCGGACGTCGCCGACGGGGAAGTGTGCCGAGAGCTTCTGGAACGTATCAGTCATTTGCGCGTACCTCCACAGTTGCCAAGCTTTGCCCAACTTCACAGCCCGCGAACCCTAGCTCGGGACGTGCAAGCTTCCACTCGCATGACCCGCAGAACTGGGTGTTGAACCCCAGCCCGTAGACTCGCGGCGACTCAACAACCGTACGGGTTGCCGTGCGGTACTCGTGAGCCAGGGTGACGTGAGCTGGCGTCGCTTTCATGCCGATAAACTGCCAGCCCCGCGTGGACTGACTCCGAACCCATGTCAGGTAGCCAATGTCTGGCAGCTCGCCAAACAGCTCCAGGTACATGGTCGCGTAGTGCGCCATTTCTGGCGACCACAGGTCCCGATCCGACTTTCGTCGGGGACTGGACTTGACGTCAATGATCGCCGCGTGCGGCGACAGACTCAGGATGTCGGGGGTGCCAATCAGGTCCCCGTATCGGAGCGACTCGCCGTCCATCCCCTGAAGCATGAAGCTTGCGTGCGTGATCGGCGGCAGGATGTTCTGGTCCAGAACCTCCAGCTTGAACCGCGTTAGGGACTCCTCTAGCTCCTCTTGGATCGCTACGGGGTCCATCTCCTCGGACCCTGGGCGCCCCTCCATCGCAGCTAGTCCATCCATCATGGCGTCGTCGGCGAGCTGGTCGCTGAACTCGGCGCCCTCGCGGATGTTCCAGAGCACGTGCTGAACGGCAGTATCTAGCGCGACTCCAAATAGCACGCGCTCTGGCATGGGCACACTAATGCGCCGACCATCCTTGTCCCGAATCTTTTCGCCAAACCAAGCTTTGCGCTGGCAGAGCGACGCGGCGACAATCGTGGACTTGCTCAGCCCAACGCGCTTTGGGTCAATGTCTTTGCCAATCGTCGGCTTCATGCGGACACCACCTGATACACAAAGGTCAGCACAATCAGCAGCCCGACAATCCGCATACGGATTGTGTCGCGTCGGTAGGCTTCAGCAGCTAGGCGCTGCTCTTTCCAGGTCAGATTCATGACAGCTCCTCCATATCCTTTTGCCACTCGTCCCAGCTACGCGGAGTCAGGAACACTGGCATCCCGTCCCCAAGATACGCACCGAGAATGTTGAACTCCGCAAAGTCAATCGCGTCGCTCACGTGATCCTTTTCACAGTCACCAAATCCCTGGCAGCCGCAAAGCTTCGTTGACTCGCCAGCTAGTCTGGCGACGATCAGACTGAGGTCATACACGGCAACCCGACGGATGCCGTGAGTGCCAAACTGGGAGCCCGTTCCCTTGAACGCAAACTCCCAGCCTGTCGCCAGCAAGACGCCGTGGTCTTGTGTTGGGATCGTCATTCCATCACCGACCAGTTGTTGTCCACGACCCTCATCGTGAAGTCAACGTGTGCATTTCGTCCGCAGCCGTTGCAGATGAAATGTTGGTTCTCGCAGCCGTCCTCGGCGATGGGGTCAAACCCCGAGTCCATGACGTTGTTGCCGCAGCTGCAAGCCAGGAACTCGCTAGTCGCATCCTCAAACGCGATCTTGCCCTGAAGCTTTGCAGCTAGTGCGTTCTCAATCGCGGCGTTGTCCTCAGCCGACAATCCGATCACCTGAAATAGATCGTTCATTTTTCTCCCCTTCCTCTCTGACGGAACTCCCCGTCAAGTGGAGCGTCCCACAACGTGGGACGCCCGTCAACCCCCTAGTTGGCGCGAGCGGCAGCCCGAGCCGCGCGGCGCGCCG